ATCCCAATTTTCTAAAATATCGATAAGTGCAAAACCAACTTTTATTTCATTATCATTCAATCTTTTTTTAATTGGTAACGTTTCATTGTTATCAATCTCAAGTTTAATACCACTCGTTAATTTAACTATAAATTTATCTAAAGTAAAATCTTTATCATCAATCTCATATTGTAAATCATCTCTATCATCAAAATAATTTTGACTTAGCTCTTCATACGAATATAGTTGTTTTACATTACTATCATCTTTGATTAGTAAACCAAGTATGTAGTGTTTACAAATTGTTCCATAGTAAGAATATGCTTTCTTGCCAGAATCTTTTTCAAACTTATCTGCTTTTGTTATCAAGAAGGATAGGGTGTCTGAGTGTAAATCCTCAAACGAATACCCTTTTCTATATAATTTATACCTTCTGATTATCGATTCAATCATTTTATCCAATGGTTCTCTTAACCATTCGTTGTAGATTGCATTCCTTTCTATATCATCATTACATTCTAAAAATCTAATAACAGCTGCCTCTTCGTCTGGACCAAAATATAAATCATTTGTTCTTTTTCGTCCTCGTTGTGTGCCCATTATTTAAATTTTATTCAGCATAGCTCAATTCTCTGTCATGCTCATGGTAGAACTCAGATTTAGCCTTATTTAACCACCAGTTTGCTTCAACTGGGTTCATGTTTAATTTGTAACTATGAAACAATGAACCAACTCTTTGGTTTACGTGTTTATAACCAAATTTAGGGATTGTCATAACTTTAGCCGATTTATATGTCATTCTTAATAAGAACTCATAAATAAATGTTAACTGCATGTTTGATTTAAACCCACCGTATGATTCATAGATATCTTTTTTCATTACAATACCATCGATATTAAAGTTTTGGTAAGAAAGTAATGCATCTTTATCTAAAAGACCTAGTTCTTCTGAAAAACTATTAGCCCAAACTGCTTCATTCGTAAATCCGATAAATGAACCAAATTCATCAACGTCAACGATAATAGGCATAAAAATGTCAACATCTGAATAAGCTTCAATATATGTTTCCACATTTTTAAACCAAATTTTAGAATATTCATCATCGAATTCTAAAATACTAAACCACGTTGTTTCACATTTTGAAACACCATAATTAATTTGTGATGCAAAATCCGTTTTACCGTCATTTTCAATCACTTTAACTAAATCTTTTATTGCACCATAATCAAAATCATTTGCAAACTTAGTTGCTTCACTACCTACTGGTGTAACAACTATCACATTTGATGGTTTTACAACTTGGTCAGTAATACTTTCGATTGCATTTTTATATAATCCATTAGTACCTTCTTGTACTTCATGTAATGGTATAATTACTGTTATATTATTCATAATTTAAAAATTATTTAATTGTTGATTCAGTTTTTAATGAATCGATTATGTTTTTAAATTCATCAGTTCTAGATTGAACTAGTGAACTATAAACTTCTTCTATTTTTTTAGATTGATTTTCCTCACTGTAAACACCTTTTGTTTCAGCCATACCGTCTAAAAGTTCTTGTGGAACTGAATCCTCTAACCAAACTTTCATATATGTTGAGATTAATTCTGGAATATTTAATGTGCTATTAGTCCACAATCCATTGTACTTTAGAACTGATTGACCATCTGAATCTAATTCTTCCATCCATTCTGGAACCATATTAGGTATTTTACCAATTACTGGTGTATCACACTCAATAGCTTCTAATGGAAATGTACCAAATCCAGCAACATCATCAACCCAAATAGCTAAACAAGATTTAGATAGTTCATCAGCAAATTGTACTTTAGATAAACCTCTTAATTCTTTAAATGTTAACCATTTGTAGATTGGGTATTGTAAATAAAATGCTTTTGTAATTTTAGAAACATCACTTTGATTTCTAGTGTGGATAGTTACGATTGGTAACTTAGGTTTGTTTGACGCTTTGAAGTAACTTGAAATTGCAACTGGTACAACATGTGTTTTAATACTTGGGAATAATGTTTTAAGGTATTCACCTTGTTTTTCTGATGTTGTAATAACATCGTTGAATCCAAAATCGGTCCATCTTCTACCCAATGGTAATAATTCAAAAATGTATTCATGACTTTGTGAGAATACAATTTTTTTACATGGTAAAGACCTAACTTCTTTTTGCTGCATTACACTTGAGAATGCTTCTGGAATAATTAAAAAGTCTTGTGGACCAACATTTAATGCACCAGATTCAATTGACATGTGTGGTAAGTTAGCGTATTCTTCACCTAACCAATCACCTAATCCGTTTTCATCTTCGTCACCGAATTTTTTATAATCATTTTTCTCATGTAAAATATAAGCTCTATACCCTAATTGGTTTAAAACTTTTACATGTTCATAAATGTTTGCAATACCAGCTACTGGATTGCCCTTTGTGTCTAATGTGAAAAAATAAATGCCGAAATCTTTAGATTCCAATTTTTCAATTACAGCATTAACTTGTTCTTCATTTACTTTGTTTACGTTTTCTGACATATTTGTTTTTTTTATTTGTTATTATAATTCCTTTAGTACACCGTATTTTACTAAAGTATTAAATGCTATTTTAAATGGTAATGGTGCGCTACTAAGTGCTCTTTCAGTACCTAATGAATCATCACCATCATCTTGTAGTGTTAGTAATATTTCAAGTAAAGTTCTATATGTTTCATATTTTGATATATCGATTTCTCTACCTTTATGGTATTGTCTTGTAGTTATTTCAACTTTTTCAACTCCACCATTAATATTGGTTGTTTTGGTATCAGTTTCAATTACTTCACCAGATTCTAAATCCTCATCGGATTTTAATATGTTTTGTATCCCATCAAAATCTAAATAATAAGCTACTCCACCAAATTCTAATATAATATCTTCCATTTTATAATTGTTCTTGTGTTGTTATTTTTGTGTTTAAAATTTTAGTTCTTAAAGCTTCATCTTTGATAAAATCTAAAATTGAATCCAATTCAAAATCACCTTGACAATCACTGTTGTAAGGTGCATTTATTTTTACCGAAATCTTATCGCTTGGTTTGTTTTTTAGAGCTATTGGGTTTGCTGTAATTAATACATCAACATCACCCCATTCTTCTTCATATTGTTTAACAAATCTAATATTTGCTGCTCTACAACCTAATTTTGATAGGAAGAATAATGTTGATGGAATACTTTTTAAGTATTCTCTACTAACTAATTCTATTGTATGTTCTTCTTCTTCCTCAATGTCAACTAAGAACATATTAAATTTAGTCATTAAATTTTCAATCATTTGGTCCGCATGTCCAAAGATTTCTAAACTAGCCTCATCATATAAGAATCTGTTTAAATCTTTTTTCGATTCGAACGTAAAATGGTCTTCTAAATTAAATGATGTAATTTCATCTTTTGTAATTTTAGATTCCTCACCTGATATATACTTACTGTAAGTATAATCCATTTGGGATAACGTATCCCTTAAAACTTCGTTAATACTAATACCAATTTTCATATTATAAGAATAGTGGTATTATGTATTAAAGTAAAGTTTACTTAAATGTTCTTTTTAAAAATATTTTTAATTTTCTGAACCAAACTAATTTTTTACCATCATTACTCACACTCGACTTACTTTTTATAGTATTTTCTTGTCTAATTTTTTGGTTATTCTGAACTTTTGGTTCATCGTCAGCAATGATTGATTCAAATACATCAATAAAGTAAGATGTTAATCTATGTCTTACAACATCAGCTTTATCAAATATAACAATATCAACACCTTCAACTGGTCTATTTTTGACTTTATTTACTAATGGTTCTAAAGCACTATCTTTTTTATTTTTCAAATCTATTTGTCCAGAGTCACCTAATACAATAACTTTAGTATCATCTGAGAATCTAGTTAAGAACGTTTTGGCGTTGTCTTTTGATATATTTTGGAACTCATCAATGATGATTATGGAATTGGTAAATGACCTACCTCTAATCGCCCCAAATACTTCCATTTTAATTAATCCAGATTCAATTAATTTATTTGTTAAATCTTCACCAATTAATTTATGAAATGCATCTAAGAAAGACATCATGTGGAATTTTAATTTATCTTTCTCGTCACCTGGAAGCGTACCTAGCTCCTCATTTTTCAATTGTGTGATTGATTTAACTAATTTAATCTCCTTATAAGTTTCTGGATGTAACTTAAATAAATTAAGTGCTTCATAGACACTTATTAATGTTTTACCAGTACCAGCAACACCAGTACATATTGTAACATCATTATTTTTTATTGTGTGTATTAATTTTTTTTGTGTTTCATTTTTACACTTAATTGATAATCTAATATTTTGCAACAACTGCACTTTAGTTGGTGGTTGTTTTACACTTCTAGTTTGTGGTACTGAAGTTTCACCAGTTACTTTTCTCGGCCTCCCCATATATTTTATCTTTTTTCTTTGTTTTTATATTTTTCATCAAGTTCTTCATTTCTGAACTTATCAATAATACTTTTAGCTTCAATAGTTACTTCTGAAATAAATTTAACAACGTAAAATTCATTGAACTCAACAATTTTATCAAATTTTTGTATAGTATATTCAAATTCTAAAAAGTCTGGAACACCAACTGTGTTATTGGTAACGAATGATACTGTATTTATATCGATAATTGAGTTATATCTTTTTGGTTGTGATATCAATTTTTTAATATCTGATAAGAAAAAATCGCTTTTTTTATCAAACTGATTTGGGTATTTTGAAATGAAAAACTCTAATAAAAATTCTTTATCATTTATTTCCTTAACATGTAGTTTTTTGATGTAATTTTCTAATTCAAATTTTGGCCTGTGTTCCCTAGTTATACTTATTGGTAGATTTAATTCAACTTTATTATCTTTAACTTCCCCAATAGTTTTTATTTCATCATCACCTAACTCAATATTACTACTA